TGGGACGGCCCGGCCTTCATCAGCCGGATCCGGCACGACTATGTCAAGACGAGGAGCAAGCTCTACCTCCGCAAACCACTGGAGGGATATTAACCATGCCAAACAGCAACACACAAATGATCCAAAAGGGCAAGATCTCCAGCGTGGAGGGCACACCTGACCGCAACGGCGACAAAACCACCGCCCGCGTGCTCCCGAACACGGCCGACAGTATGGTCACGCGACCGCTGACGATCCCGTGGTATCTCCGGGGCGAGATGGGCGGTCTGACCGTCGGCACTGAAGTGGCCTACGCTATGTTCGAGGACGGCACCGGCATCATCATCTCCCGCATGGACGGAGAATGGAGCGGCACCGTCCCGGGCGATGTGACCATCAAAAAAGGCGCCTTTACCGTACAGGACAAGGGCGTCAGCGTGCCCTCTGCCGATGTGGTGGCCGGCGGCGATGTCAAGGCCGGGGCCATAAGCCTCAACAGCCACACCCACGCCGGCGTCCACGGGGAGACCAGCGGCCCGCATTAAGGAGGTGACACCGATGTCCGTGATGGCATCATGGAACGGAAAAACATGGGGCGTGTCCAGCAAACGGATCGCCGCCCTGAACGGCGTCTCGGCCAGCGTCGAGCTCGACACGGAGAACAGTGACGACAAGGCCGGATCTCCCGCCACGAAAACCAAGGCCCTGAAGCTGCAATCGTTCAATTTTGACTTTGACCTTGCGACCGCTGTGGGCTGCGATGTCCGCGGCGAGTTCGACTCGTGGGTCTCTATGATCGCGCAGTACGCTCCCTTCTATCTGGCCGGCAGCCGCTTCGGCCCGGCAAACCTTCAGCTCACCGCTGTGAGCCTCGGGGACACAACGCTCGACAACCTCGGCAGGATCCTAAAGGGCAAGATCTCCATCACCCTGACGGAATACTCCGAGGAAGCCAGCGGGAAAAAGGCCAGCGCAGGCGGCAGCAAATCATCGCCGGCCGGCGCATCCGGCACAGGGCCACGGCTCACAGCCGTCACCGTCGGAGCATCCAGCGCCGACAAGGCTGCCAAGAAGCCAAACAACACGCAACTGACCAAGTAAAGCGAGGTGATCCCATGAAAGCAAGCGGAAACGGAACACCGCAAACCTGCGTGCAAAACCTCCTCAAGACCATCCGCGGGGAGGTGCCCTACGAGCGCATCAAGGGGATCGACCGCACGCTGATCGACAAGCCGAGCCAGACGGCAGGCTCAGACCTGACCGCCGATGTGGAGTTCGTCGTGGAAACATACGAGCCCCGCGTCTCTTTGAGCTCGGCCGAGCTGGCCGCTCTGGCTGCCGATACCGGCAACTTTGAGCTCCGGGCCAGCATTGACAACATCACATGAAGGAGGTGATCGACATGAGCGACCCGACCAACAACTACGGCGAGGACATCAGCCTCGTCACCACAGACGCCTCCAGTCTTTACAACATTATCATCACCGAGCTGGAGAAAGCGGCATCGGAGCCACTCTACCCCGGAGACGAGCGCCGCATCTTCGGCGAGGGTCTGGTGGCTGTGTTTGTGGCCCTCTACAACAGCATCAACGACGCGGGCCGGCAGACGCTCCTCCGCTATGCGAGAGGGCAAGTGCTGGACGCAATCGGCGAGCGGCTGGATGTCCGGCGGCTCGAGGGCGACAAGGCAACCACGATCATGCGCTTCTCTGTAAGCACACCACTCGAGAGCAACATCATCATCCCGAAATGGACGAAGGCGACGCCGGACAGCGAAAATTATTTTGCGACCGACGAGATCGCCGTCCTTCAGGCCGGCACCTACTCTGTCGAGATCCCGGCCTCGGCTGTGGACAACGGCGCGAAGTACAACGGCTACACAGCCGGTACCATCACCACGCTGGTCGACCTGATCCCGTACATTGAGAGCGTCACAAACCTGACGGAGACCGCCGGCGGCGACGATGGTGAGCCCTACACAAAGGACGGGGACGACCGGCTGCGTGAGCGCATCCGTCTGGCACCCGCCAAGAGGTCGACGGCCGGCCCTGAGCTGGCGTACATCTACTGGACGATGACAGCAGACAGCTCCATCGTGGACGCCAAAGCCGTCAGCGAGACCGAGACCATCGACCGCACGCTGACAGCCTACGCGGGCCGTGCCTTCCTCGGCGGCTCCCGCCTAAAGCCCGAGACTTTGCTCGTCAGAGCAAGCGGCAGCGCGGATCCAGCGCTTGAAGGCAGTGACTACACCGTCACATACGCGGATGACCTGCTGACCATCGAGCTCTCCGGGGCCCTGTCAGGCGCGGAAAGCATCGACATCACCATCACCCGCACCCTCGAGGGCTGCGTCAAAATCGTCCCTCTGCTGGAGGGCGGCGCAATCCCTGACGAGGCCATGCTGGAGAAAGTGCTGGAGGTCGTCAACGCAAAGGACATCAGACCGCTCACGGATCTGGTGAGCGCCGTGGCGCCTGAGACTGTGCCATACGACATCGAGCTCGTCTACTACACGACGCCGGAGACCGAGGCCGAAGTGGTGGCGAATGTGGAAGGAAGCGACGGAGCCATCGCCCGCTACAACGAGTGGCAGGTGGAGGCTCTTGGCCGGGATGTAAACCCCGACCAGCTCCGCAGGCTGATCCTGTGCCCGTCGTGGGGCGAAAACCTCACCGGCGCGATCCGCGTGGATGTAGCGAAGCCGGCGCACACGCCGGTCAGCGACACGCAGGTCGCAAAGTTCAGCGGCCACCTGACCGTCAGCCACAAGAGCGTCACGGGGGTGGTGTAAATGCGACTCAACGAGATCGAGATGGTCAAGCTCCTGCCCGCATGGATGCAGCAGGACGCCAGCGACCAAGGACTCGCGGCGGCTTGCGACATCATCAGCCGCGACGCCTACGCACGCCTCAAACTGCTCAGCAGGTGGGACAAGATCGACAAGCTCAGCGACGCAGAGCTCGACGAGATGGCGTGGGAGCTGCGCATCGAATGGTATGACAGCACCGCGCCCATCGAGACGAAGCGGGCGGTTATCCGCAACAGCGACCTCGTGTACGCCAAGCTCGGCACCCGCTTCGCCGTGGAGCAGATCATCACCGACTACTTCGGCAGCGGCGAGGTGCGCGAGTGGTACGAGTACGGAGGCCAGCCTCACCACTTCAAGATCCTGAGCGACAACCCGGAGATGGTCAACGCAAACTTTGACCTCTTT